TTGTGGAGTCCTAGCAGTAGTAAAAGGTAAGATAAAATGGTTTCCCTGCGACAATGTTTCAAAAATAGGCAGTGATTTTGTCATAGACTCAAAGCAATATATTAATATAGGACATAGATCAGATATTGTAGCTATAGTTCATAGCCACCCTGATGCTAGTAATAAACCTAGCGAAAATGATATAAAATATTGTAATACTATAGGACTACCTTATTATATATTTAGTTATCCTAATATGGAATTGAACATTTTGGAGCCTAAAAATATTAAAAAGTCTTTATTTGGGAGAGACTACGAGTTTGGAGTAAATGATTGTTTCGAAGCAGCAAGAGATTACTATATAGCAAAAAATTTAAGTATTCCTAAACGTCCCTTATTCGAAGACGATTGGTGGAAGAAGAGTTTAGACTATTTTACAGAAGAATATATTTCTACATGGAATTTCAAAAAGGTAGAAGGAAATATGAAAGAAGGAGATTTTTTAGTTTTTACTATAAATGCCTCAGTTGGGAATCATTGCGGAGTATATTTAGGAGATGATATATTTTATCATCATGCAGAAAACAGAGTATCCTGTAGGGAAAACTTATACCCTTTTTGGAAACAGTATATAACAGGAGTTTATAGACATGCAACGTAGTGTATATCTACAAGGAGAACTTGGAAATAAATTTGGAAACAAGTTTACAGTAAATACTAATAACTATGCAGAAATTTTTAAATGTATTTCTGCAAATCGCTCAGAGTTTCTGCCTTATATTAGAAAATGTCATGAACAAGATATAGGGTTTATAGTAGAAACTTCCGGAGTACAAATTGATGAAGAAACTTTACTTTTTCCTATTAAAGAAGGAGATGTAACAATATCTATAGCTCCCGCAGGTTCTAAATCAGGCATTGGAAAAATTTTAGCGGCAATTGCTATTATCTTTGTTATGACTCTTATACCTGCCGGAGCTGCAGGAGGTAATTTACTTACAGCAGGAGGCTTAGAGGGAGGCGCTTTAATTGCTCAAAAAGTAGGATATGCGTTAGCTACAAATTTAGCTTTGTCAGGTATACAACAAATAATGGCCCCCGATCCTGCAGTAGATCAAGATGCTCCAACAAACTACCTGTTTAGCGGAGGTACAGGAACAGTTGTAGAGGGAGACCCTGTACCTTTACTTTATGGAGAGCTACGAGTTCCTGGAAGGCCTATTGCAGTAGATACAAGACAAGGTTATTCAACCACTAACAATACACGATACGGCAGCGGTGGGGGTACATACAACTCCGACGGCGGAAAAACGGTACATAAATAATGATAGACTTATATCCTCAAAAATCAAGTACATTTTTAAAATCAGTCAGATCAGCAGATAGACAGTCTATTGCAGTAACTGATTTAATTTCAGAAGGACCTGTTTATGGTCTTGTAGATGGTCAGGCTTCTGTATATTTAAATGATGATAGAGTTGCTCCTTTAAGCTCTGCACCTGTTCGTGCAAGCACAGGACCTATGTCTGTAACTTTAACGAATGGATCTACTACGGCTACAATTACAGGAAATGTTGTCGATAATCCTTTACTAGCAGCAGAATACGGAGATAAGTATTTAATAGTTCGAGGAGGTAATGGAACCACAACTGTTACCGCAGCGGTAACTACTAATGGAGTTGCAGACGGAAATAACTCTACTCCTATAACTACAAGCAGTACTTTCTTTACAAATGCAATGAGAACTGCTCCTTCAGAAAAAGGTAGTCTCGAAGGATTCGTACCTGCACGTCTACTGCCTAAAGCAGGAAGCGGTACAACTGTAGATGGGGAGGAGGAAGAAGGTATTATCAGTACTGTAGCAAGTGGAACTTCTGCTACTTTTGTTGCTGGAGATGATGGACCAGGAGGAGTATGGTTACCTGATGAAGACTCTTATGACATTGTACTAGATAAAATAGTAAAAATAGCAAGTATTTCAGGAACAACAATTACTTTGTCGAGTAACTGGGATGCAGCTACAGGTTCCTACAAATTTGATGTAAGTGGTGCAACTGTACAAACAGCAGTTGATGAAATTGATCAGACAAAAATAAGTAAATATAAAGGAGTAACCACTCAATTTAGAGTAGGAACTCTTTCACAAACTGCTTTCTCAGGAGAGGGCGGTATAGGATCTACTTCAATATCTAACAGTCCTAGTGCCGGAGGTACTATTGAGTGGACTACAGGTTTTGGAGGTTCTCAAGCACCTAAAGAATTATTAGGCTCTTCTAGCTCTGGTTTTAATCTTACAGCTTCTCAATTGAAAGAGGTAGACGAAGCTCGTGTAACTTTTGCCTATGGAGCGCATTATGCTGTAAGTGGTAAAGGAAATGACAAAACTACTTATACTCGCTATAAGATTCAACTAGCTCTTAAAGCAGTGGGTGCCGCAGATTTTGATACTCCAATTACTATAGACGACAATAAAATACATGCCGGAATGTATAAAAATAGTGTTACGTGGGTAGAAAATATTGATTTAACAAGGTATCGTCCTTTTGCAGATTTTAAAGTAATTATTAGTCGTAAAACAAACCATGAAGGACCAGCCTATAAAACGCCTACTGAAACATATCATGATTGGACTCAAGTAACAAGTGCAAGTATATCTCAAACAACTTGTGTAATAAAAGAAATACTTACACATCCCTACTCGGCAATGGCAAAAGTAACTTTTGGAACAGATCAATTTCAGAGTATGCCTGCAAGAACTTACCATACAAGGGGTATGAAAGTTCTTGTTCCCTCTAATTATATAACTCGAGAAGAGACAGGAGGAGCTGCTACTTATAATCGTAATACTTCAACAGGTGCTATTGAAGCTACATATCAAGACTGGGATGGTGCTTTTCGAACTTCTAAAGTTTATACGAATAATCCTGCTTGGGTATTTAATGATATTCTTTTAAATAATCGTTACGGACTAGGAGACTTCTTAAAAGATGCTGATATTGATAAATTTTCTTTATACAGAATAGCAAGATATTGTGATGAACTAGTACCTGATGGAAAAGGGGGTCAAGAACCTCGTTTTACGGCAAATTTATATCTTACAAAACAAGCAGATGCTTTCAAAGTACTAAAAGATATGGCAACAACTTTCCGTTCTATGATTTATTATTTGGATGGGCAAGTCGTTCCCGTTATAGATGCTCCAAAAGGACCTGTTTATAATTTTACAAAAGCAAATGTTATTGATGGAAGCTTTAGTTATGAAGGAACAGGTAGTAAAACTCGAATAAATCAAGTTATAGTAAGCTGGATGAATCCAGATGCCAACTATGCTCTCGAGCCTCTAATTGTGGAAGATAGAGTAGATATTGCACGAAGTAATGGAGTTATAATTTCCCAAAATGCAGTAGCTTTTGGAGCAACTTCTGAAGGGCAAGCAACTCGTTATGGTCGTTGGAAGCTTTGGACCGCTGCTAATCAAAAAGAAGTTGTAACATTTAGTTCAGCACTTAATACATCTTTCTTAGTTCCTGGAGATATTGTAAATATTCAAGACTCTGATCGTTATGCTGTAAGATATGGAGGACGCATATCTAATACAGGAGTTAATAGAACTACTATGGGTTTTCCTCTTGATAGTTCTGTAACTTTAAACTCTGGAAGCGCTTATACAGTGTCTGTTATATTTGTTAAGCCAGCTGCTTTTGCTATCTCAGATTTTACTATAAATACTGGCAGTGATACAATTAACTATAAGAAAGGTGAATTAGTAGCACAAGCTTATGTTGATCTTAATGGAAACGGTACATATACACTAACAAACTTAGACAATACTGATAATGTAACTGCAGCTAAATTTACCTCTACTGAGTTCACAGGGTCTCCTCTAGATTACAAAGTATTAAATGCGAAACTCTCAGCATCTGGTACAGACGCTCTAGTACTTAACATTGCAGATTATACTCGAGTAGAAACAAGAAACGTTAGTACAACGGTAGGAAATACTGTAAATGATTTATCAGTTAGTGCAGCTTTTACAGAAGTTCCAGCTGCTGAGGCTATTTGGGTTCTTACAGAAACGAAGGATGGATTAGAAGTTTCAAGTTCATCAAAAGAATATAAGATTATAGCGTTAAGTGAGAATTCAAAAAATATAACAGATATTACAGCAGTAGAACATTATAATGAAAAGTTTGATGCAGTAGATGTTGACTTTACTACTTTTGTTGCAGATACAGTGTTCCCTCCTTTAGTTGCTAATGATGAAGTTCCTTCGCCGATAGATGCTTATGCAATTAGTGGGATGGACGATACTTCTGTGGGAGAAGAGTTAACCATACATTGGACCCCTCCTGTAGCTATAGGAACAGCTTCTGATGTTTATGAATTTATTAAGGGTTATGAAATTTCTCATAATTTTGCTTTAATCGAATCTCCCAAAACCATACTGAATAAAGATACAAATACCTGGCAAATAAAAGGTTTAGTAGATGGATCTTATAAAGTAGCAGTAAGAACTATTAATACACTTGATAACTTGTCTAATCCTACAGTTTTTGACGTTACAGTTTTAGACAGATTCAGAGAAAACATTCCTCGTATGCCAGAAGGAGTTCCTTATACAGGAACTACAAGCGTAGGATTTGGTATTAGTTCTGATAATTTTGTATTTAAAAAGTTTGATTATAGAGCAAAAAGTCCTAATACTTACTCGACTCTAATAACTAATACAAATAGTGTAGCTACAGCTTGGCAACAAAGTTGTGCAAATTTACCTACTATTACTTGGTCAGAAAATGATAGAAATAGTGAAGGACAGTTCATATTAGAACACGCATATATACTACTGGATGCGAGTGATAGCACTGACAGATTAAAACTACTTAAATACCACAAACCCAGCTCCGGAATAAATAGTTCTTTTTGGTATAATGTAGGAACAGGAAATACTACTAACAAATTCGGAAATACTTTAACAGGAACTTTTTCAAAACTAGCAAATTCTTCCAGAGTAACAGGATCAGGAACTGCTTTTTCTAGTGAAATACAAGCGGGAGATATTTTAAAACTAGGAACAGAAGAGATAAGGGTAGCAGCAGTATCTAACAATACTACTCTATACTTAACAAGTTCTACTGTTACAGCCCATAGTGGAGTAACTGGAAGTATTCAAAACTTTAGAATAGATTATGTAAACGATGTAATTATTGCTAGAGTATATAATACTTCTTCTGGTCTTGTACTTGCAGAGACATATTCAAAAGTAGATGCAAATATTAAAGCAGTAACAGACATTGCGGATTCTATTACAGCAGCTCAAATGAATGTATCAGATCTCGGTGATATTGCTACAGCTATGACAGGTGTTACACTTACTAACCCTACTATTACAGGTGGAAGTATATCAGGTTTTGCTCCTCTTGCAAATCCAGCATTTACAGGAACACCAACAGCTCCAACCGCATCAGACGGAACGAATACTACTCAACTTGCAACTACACAGTTTGTAAGTACTGCAGTTTCAAATCTTGTTGATTCTGCTCCTTCAGATTTAAATACTCTTAATGAATTAGCGGCTGCTTTAGCGGATGATGATGCCTTCTCTACAACAGTAAATACTGCTTTAGGAAACAGGTTAAGAGTTGATACAGCAAGTCAGGGATTGAGTTCTACACAAAAAACAAATGCTCTTACAAATTTAGCTATTCAAAATATTAATAACACTTCAGATGCAAATAAGCCTGTATCAACCGCGCAACAAACCGCACTTAATTTGAAAGCAAATCTAGCAAGTCCAACATTTACCGGCACTGTAGCAGGTATTAGTAAGTCTATGGTAGGGTTAAGTAATGTTGCAAACGAGTCCAAAGCTACAATGTTTAGTAGTGCGGCTTTAACAGGAACACCCACAGCACCTACTGCGGGGTCGGGAACAAATACTACACAGATTGCAACAACTGCGTTTGTACAAGCTGCAGCCTCAAATGCCGCAGGCGGAGCTTCGGGAACTACATATACAGTAAGTATACCTTCGAGCACTACAAAACTAAGACTATCAGGTAGTGATAGTACAACTGATGATATTGAATTTGTAGGAAGTGGAGCAACAACTGTTACTCGAACAAATGATGGTAAATTTACTATATCTTCTACAGATACCAACACGAATACAAACACACAAAATCAATATGCAATATCTTGTGTGGATGGAGATAATTCAGACGAAGAAAAGATAAGACTCTCTGGATCAGGTCATAATGGCAATACAACAGATGATATCGTGCTTGAAGCAGGCACAGGTTTAAGTATTGCTAGAAGTGGGGATAAGATTACATTTACAAATAGTAATCCTACTGATAGCGGTGGTACTGTAACAAGCGTAGGAATTTCTCATGGAGGAAATGCATTTAATACAGGAAGTGCAGTTACAACTT